AAAAGATAGGTGTTGTAGTTATTGATGGTGTAGCAGATTTAGTTTCTGACGCAAACAATCTTGAGGAATCAAACCTCGTAGTACAGAAGATTATGGCTTGGACAACTATTTACGATTGTCACATCATTACAGTAATACACTCTAACTTTGGCTCAGACAAGCCTACAGGACACTTAGGGAGCTTCTTAGAGAAGAAAGCAGAGACTCAAATACAATTAGAGAGAGACCCTAATAAACTAGGCGCTATAACAGTGTCTTGTAAGAGAAGTAGAAACACACCATTTGAACAGTTTGATTTTAGATTAGACGAGAACGGTTTACCTAAGTTAGATAACCCAGATGATGTTTATAGTTTCTAATAACTATTGATATAGAATAAATAATAATTGATTAAATTTAGATATGAAAGATTTTAGACCACGATTAAAAGGAAACATCTTAAAAGCTTACAATTACTTAGTAGGTAAAGAAGATAAAATATTAGTAATAGGAGATTTACACGAACCATTCTGTTTAGATGGATACCTAGAGCATTGTAAGGAGATTTACGCAAAGCATAACTGTAATAAGGTTATATTTATTGGAGATGTTATTGACAATCATTACAGCTCTTATCACGACCCAGACCCTGATGGATTAGGCGGAGGAGATGAATTAGACCAAGCTATTAAGAAATTAGCAGGATGGTATAAAGCATTCCCTAATGCAGATGTATGTATCGGTAACCACGATAGAATTATATCTCGTAAAGCATTTAGTTCTGGAGTACCTAAGAGATGGGTTAAATCATTTGGAGAGGTGCTAGAAACTCCTAACTGGAATTATGATACTAGATTTGTATATGATAATGTTCAATATATTCACGGAGAGTCTGGTAGAGCTACTAAGAAAGCTAAAGATGATATGATGAGTACAGTACAAGGTCACAGACATACAGAAATGTTTACAGAGTTTGTTGTAGGTGCTAACTATAAAGTATTTGGTTGTGCAGTAGGATGTGGTATAGATAGTAAATCTTATGCTATGGCTTATGGTAAGAACTTTAAGAAACCTGCTATTGGTTGTGCAGTTGTATTTGGTGGCAAGCACGCTATTAACGAACCTATGCACCTATAATGACGGAGCAGTCAACTATAGATTTTTTAAATAGTAAAGTAGGAACTAAGTTATCGCTAGTATCTGACAAGTATAGCAGTTACGATGCTAGTGATGACAACTACATAGTAGAAATAAAGAATAGAAGAGCTTATTATAGAGATAAATTGATAGAAGCGATGAAGTTATACAAAAACTACCAAGCATCACAATTATCTAACAAGCAATTCCTTTATGTAGTTACTGATGAAAAAGGAGTATGGGTATTTAATATATCTAAGAATATAAAAGCTGTTGTTAAAATGCCTGTAGAAGGTATAGAATGTCCTAAGACTACAGACTTTAAATCTAATGATAAGATAACTAAGTATTCTTATGTATTACCAGAACTAATGTCTAAACACATAGAATATGATACATAAGATAGAGTCTCCATTATTTGTAATGTTACCTAGAAAGACTACTAAAGATAAAAGAATTTCTTTAAATATGAATACATATAGAAACTTACATCACAGAACTAATAACGATGCTAAGAAGATGTATCATAAGTTAATGAGGTATAACTTAGAAGGCTTAAAGATAAACACACCAGTAGAGATTACCTACAAAGTGTTTAAAGGCTCTAAGAGGCGTTTAGATAAGATGAATGTAATATCTGTAGTTAGTAAATACTTACTTGACTCTATCACAGAATATGGTTGTTGGGAAGATGATAATGATGACTTTGTAAAAAAAGAAACAGTATTACCAACAGAACTAGATAGAGAAAGACCAAGAGTAGAAATTATAATAAAAGAGATATAATATGTTAGAATTATTAGCAACAAAGCACGATGATTGGGTTAGAATAGCCTTTAGTATGACTGGAAATATGGATGACGCACAAGATTTGGTGCAGGATATGTATTTAAGGTTAGAAAGGCTAGGTAAGACAAGAGAACAGATATCATATAAAGATACTGTTAATAGATATTTTATTTGGACTGTATTGTTTAATATGTTTAAGGTATCTAGAAGAACTAAAGTTCATAAGAAGTTAGATACTTGTGAATATTTAGGCAACGAAGAAGTTACTTTAGAAGAGTATGACTTTGATGAGTCACACTTTAATTCTGTAGAAACTATAAGTAATAGTATAAAAGACATTGTAAAGGACTGGAAAGTTTACGATAGACAACTTTTTGATTTATACTATATGCAAGGTCAATCATTAAGACAGATAGCTAACGGAGCAGGTATTGGATTAAACTCTATACACAATTCAGTTAAGAGTTATAAGAAGATACTTAAGGACGAGCTGTCAGAAGACTTAATGGATTACTTTAATGGAGATTACGATAAAATATAAAATTATGAAACAAGATAAATATTATTTAGATTTAGAAGAAAGAGGTTACTATAACACCATAGACAAAAGGTCAAAAGATTATAGGGAGTATAAGCAATGGAAATCTACTAAGGTAGAGGAAGGTTACAAATCGCACAAGAAAAGTGTAGAGAAGCAATCTAAAGGACTAGGAGATACTATTGCAAAGATAACTAAAGCAACTGGTATAGATAAAGTTGTTAAGTTTATAGCAGGAGAAGATTGTGGTTGTGATGAAAGACAGGAAAGGTTTAATAAAGACTTTAAGTATAAGAATGTTAAATGTCTTAAAGAGGATGATTATAAGTACCTATCTAACTTTCTAGCTAATAAAGGTTCTACAATTAGTTATGATGATAGAGTTCGAGTCATAGGAATATACAACTATGTGTTTAGCACTAACGAGAAAAGAACTACGAGTTGCTCATCTTGTATAGCTAAAATAGTTAAAAACCTAGAAAGGTATATGAAGAATTACCAGTAAAATTAAGCCTAGCAGTAAAATGTTAGGCTTTTTAGTTAAATAAACTTGTGTATGTCAAATATATTTTGTATGTTTGCTACTCAATATAAAACTATATAATTATGAAAACAGATTACAGATTTTGGGAACAGAACTTTAACCCTATAACAATGCAACCAGCAGATAATTGCCTTAGTAAGATTAATCCATACGGAGAAGGAGACGAACAGCTAAGAGATGAGAGATGGGCGAAAGCAATTAGAGAGTCTAAAAAGAACTACAGAACTAAAAAAGTAGGTAAGTTTTGGTAGTATTATTTGACGCAGACAGTCTTATCTATGCATCTTGCTTTGATTCTAAATCAGATGAGAAGTGGTTAACTGTAGATAAAGCTTACGATAAGTTTCAAGAAGGACTTGATAAGATATTTGCTGAATTAGAAGAGCAAGTAGAGGTAGATAAGTTTATAGTATGTAATGGTTCTAAAGGTAATTTTAGACACGATATATCTAAAGAGTATAAAGCTAATAGAACAGGAGAGAAACCTCCAATACTAGGTAAATTACACAGCTTAGTTAAGAAGAAATATCGTTCTCATTATGGCTTAGGAGTAGAAACAGATGATGTTGTAGCTACATTATGGAAAAGAGTATCAGATAAAAGCGGTATAGACTCTGTTATAATAGTATCAATAGATAAAGACTACAAGCAATTTCCTTGCTGGTTTTATGATTATCATTGGAAAAAGAAAACATTATCTAAGATATCAGAAGAAGAAGCTACTATTAACTTTTATACACAAATGATTGTAGGCGATTCAGCAGACAATATTAAGTATTGTAAAGGATATGGAAAGGTTTATGCTAGAAAGCTCTTAGAAGGCGTTAAAACACCATTCTCGGCTACAAGAAGAGTTTATACATTGTTTAAAGAAGTGTATGGAGATGAAGCTAAAGATAAATACAACGAATGCAAATCATTATTAACATTAAAAACGGACTGCAATGATAACATCAGAATACAAGGGAGAAAGTGATAAAGAAGTTATTGACGCTTTTTACGATATATACAAATACAACTTACAACAAGAGCTTTTAACATTAGAAGAATGTGAGTGGGACTTGGAAATAGCTGAAGAAGAAGAGCATTACTTGGCTTGTGCAGGTATATTTAAAGCTATGAATAACTACCAAGCTATTAAAGATGAGAAGTTTAATGAGTTACTAATGGAGATTATCACTAACACAGAATAAATAAAAATAGTTATCTTAGTATGAACAGCAAAGAGATAAAGCCAACTGATGGCAGAAAGGGTAACTCTAGGAAGAAATCTATACCTAAGTTACCTATACCTGAAAGAGAAAGGTCTAATAAACCAGCAATTAACCAAGCAAAGAAGAGTCGTAAGAAACAATATGCAAAGAAAGCTATCAAGAATGTATTTGGTAGTGAAGTTGCTATGTTTGAGTCTATGGCTAAGAAAGCTAAAGAAGGTAGCTACAATCATATGAAACTACTTACTGATATGATGTATGAAGAAGATAAAGATAACACTGGAACAGCTGTTAAAGCTCCTATTATAAACTTCTTTGGAGATAGTGATATAAGTAAGAAAGTTAAAGATAAGATTATAGACGTAACACCTAAGGATGAGTAAATTAAGCATACACAATAAATACATACCACTATTTAAAGAACCTTCAAGATACTTCGTTGTAACTGGAGGTCGTGGTTCTGGTAAGTCATTTAGTATTAACGTATTTCTACTTAACCTAACCTATGAGAAAGGTCATAAGGTTTTGTTCTCACGTTATACAATGATATCAGCACATACATCTATTATACCTGAATTTATAGAGAAGATTAACCTAATGGGAGTTCACGAAGACTTTAGGATAACTAAAGATGAGATAATGAACTTAAAGACAGGTAGTTCTATAATATTTAAAGGTATTAGAACCTCATCAGGTAATCAAACAGCAGCACTTAAATCTCTTAATGGTATTACAACATTTGTAGTAGATGAAGCAGAAGAATTAGTTGATGAAGAAACATTTGATAAGATTGACTTCTCTATACGTTCACAGCTTAAACAGAACAGGGTTATTTTAGTGATGAATCCGACAACTAAAGAGCATTGGATATACAAACGTTGGTTTCAATCAGAAAATGTCTTAGGAGGCTCTAATATGAGCTTAAATGATGTTACTTACATACATACAGACTATAGAGATAATAAAGATAACCTATCAGAGTCATTCTTACAGCAAATTATGACAATGAAAAGGAAAAGACCAGATAAGTATGAGCATCAAATACTTGGAGGTTGGTTAAATAAAGCTGAAGGTACTATAATAAGAAAATGGAGAGTAGGAGATTATATTCCTACAGAGCT